TATTTAAAAAGTAATTCTTATATTTGCCCGTATCATTAAGTTGGTACGGGCTTTTTTGTTGCTCGTAATAAAACAGATAAAACTATTAGTTATGGCACTGCACGTATGGTTGGTTGAAGGCTCTAAACTTATTCTGAATGTAGAGCAAATTCTTAAAGTTCCTATTCTTGCTACTATTTATAATGATTGGCACAATGATAGAGAACTTATGTATAAGATATTTAAGTTTATTGATTGTTATGCTGATGAAGACGGTTATATTCATCGTAATGGTTTAAAAGATCAAAAGGCTTTTGATTATGCTATTGAAGTTGCTCAACTTAATTCAGACTTTAGACCAACTAAAGATATGATTGAAGCTATTAATTGGCTTGTTGAGCATAATATCAATTATGTTGGACAAATGTTCTTTGAAACTGTTAATGCTCTTCAAGCTGGTAAAGATCTTATGGCTGTTATGAATAAGAATCTTCGTAATGATCTAAAGAAAGACTCTTTTACTAAAGAAGAGATTGGTGGTATGCTTGGTTATATGCGTGAGATTACGAAGATGGGTAAAGACTTACCTAAACTTATTGCTGAACTTAAAGAAGCGGAAGATAATTACGTTAAGTCTAAACTCAAGAAAACTATCGTTCGTGGTGGTAAAGAACTTGTTGCTTCAATGGATGTGCATAATAATATAGATAATGGTATTGGTAGTGGAATAGATATGATTGATTAAGCTATGAATAGTAAATATGAGTTTTCACAAGATGCTATTGATAACTTTATGTTTATTCATGCTTATTGGAAAAATAGTTGTGATGGTATAAATGCTGCTCCTGAGAACAAATGGGGCTATAAACGTGGAGATATTCCTTTTATAGATTATCTCTGTGAAGATAAAAGTAAATATCCAAAAGCGTCTGAGGGTATTAGTTATATTACTAATAAACCTTTATATGATCCGGATAATGATTTTCTTATTGGTAACTCTGGTGGTATTCTTATGAATATTGATTTCATTGTTATTAATATAGAAAGACTTTCTAAAGCTGCTGATACTTTTGATGAATATGGTACGTATTGTGATTACGACCCTAGTACTCCGGCTTATGAATCATTTTGGCAAAGAGAAACATCTCGTCGTAAGAAAGGTGTTTTTGTTAAAGCTAAACTTTATTATAAAGATATTCCTAAGTTCTTTGACGCTAATACTACTGATGAGGAACGTGAAAGTTTACTTCAACCTTTACGTATAACTGGTGCGCATTATACTTATCTTAATTATGGTCGTATTGAACGTACACCTAATGATAAAGAACGTGCAAGACTTAAACGTGAAGGTGCTGAATACGTTGAAACTGTTATGGGTTTTCCTCGTTATTGGGATGGTGATTATTGGAACTTCAAAATAGACGAGTTTATTGCTAATAATAAGTTTCATCTTACTAAGGCTAAAGCTCGTCGTAAAGGTTTCTCATATAAACGTGGTAGTCAAGCTGCAAATACAATTAATTTATTTCCTAATGTTACGGTAACTCTTGCTGCTGACCAATTGATTTATCTTACAGATAAAGGTGCTACTACGTTTATGGCTAAGAAATGTCTTGACCATTTTGAGGAACATACGTTTTGGAAAAGAGGTTACATTTCAGAAGCTATTGATGATATACTTCTAGGTTATCGTGTATCTACTAAAGGTCTTAAAAATTTTGGTTGGATGTCTAATCTTTATAGCGTTGCTTGTGGTAAAAATGAATCCGCTGCTGTAGGTAAGAAAGCTATTGAGATTGACTTTGAAGAAGCAGGTAAGTTTCCTAATCTCCAAAAAGCTCTTGACGTTACTTTATCTAATACAGAATCTGGTGCTATATCTGTTGGTACTATTCGTGTTTATGGTACGGGTGGTACTAAAGGTGCTAACTGGGCTGCATTTAGTAAAGCCTTTTATAATCCCAAAATGAATAAGATGCTTTGCATGGAAAATGTTTGGGATATTAATAAACGTCATGAAGTATGTGGTTTCTTCTTTCCACAAGTATGGGATTGTGAACCTTATGTTGAACGTGGTAATTCAATTATATTCACTGCTTATGCTTGGGACAAACAAGATAAAGAGAATCATTTTCATAATAATGATAGTGAAACTCATATAATCTATAAAGCACAACGTGCTAATACTCCTGCCGAAGCGTTCATTAATACAACAGAGAATATGTTCGCTTCTCCTGAACTTAATCTACATGTTTCAGATTTAATTAATGATAATGCTACTAGATTCTTTCAAGATGGTTGGATTGTCGTTAATGATTTAGGTAATTCTAATAAAGCTGAATTTATACCAAAAGCTGAATGTATTAAACGTGATATATTCGGTAAAGGTAGATTCCATGAATTTGTTAATCAAGTTCCACATGGTTCTCGTGATGATACTCATGGATGCGTTAGAATGTACTATCGTCCGTTCTTGGTAAATGGTGAAGTGCCTAAAGATTTATACTTTACCGTTGTGGATGCATATAAGGTAGATAAGGCTCAAAAAGACGTAACAGATAAACATTCTCTTTATTCTGCACAAGTATGGATGCGTAGTAATACTATTACTCCATATCCAAATCAAAAACTACTTGTATGCGAATATATAGGGCGTTTGGACACAATGGAGCAAAATGATATAGTCACTATGGGTATGTGTCTTATGTATAATGCTGAATGTTGTCCGGAAGCTGGTACTGGTGAGACTGTTTCTAACTTCATTAAATATAAACTTAGACGTTACTTAATGCTTGATCCAACTAATGCCAATACTCGTAAATTGACTAATCCTAACAATAATGATTATGGTATTGTGATTGGTGATGGCGATAAGAAATATAATGGTCTTCGTATGCTAAAGGAGTTTATTTATGAACCTCTTTCATATACTGCTGATGGTAAACCTATTCGTAGACTTAAGTCTATTAGTAGTATTCGATTGCTTCTAGAGTGTCAGAGATTTACTGCTGAGGGTAACTTCGACCATATTAGTGCTGCTATTGTTGCTATGTATGTCTTTCTTGCAGACTCTTTAAATACTAAGCGTCTTGTTGAAGGTAATACAGAGAATAATGACAGACGTATTGCAAATCGTTTAAATCGTCGTTAAATGGATGCTTCTAAGATTCCTAATTCTTTAGAAAAGCCTGATGTTTTTGCTTCGGAAGCTACTAAGCGTGGAGCTGTTTGGACTAAGGCTATGTGTGATTGGGTTATTGCTACTGCTCATTCTAATAATGATAAAGCAGATATTAAAGCCTTTCTTGACGCTGCGAATGGAATTGTAGATGAATCTACTTACAAGTATGTAATGGCGACCTACAACTCCGTTAATGGTAGAAAAGAAGATTTGCCTGGTAAGATTAGAGATGTTGATTTTATTACTCCTATTAAAGAGAAATATATAGGAGAGTTCATTAACACCTATAATAACTACCAAGTTTATAATGCTGATATTGATGTTGTCACTAGACGCAATGCTGATCTTCGTGTTGCTCTTGATGGTCTTCTTCGTCAGCAATTTATAAACATCATGAATGCTAACGGTGTTCAAACCGGTGAGCCTTCTAAAGATCTTCCGTCTGCTGAAGACTTTATGAAACAAGCTGCTAAGGATTGGATTGATGAAGAAGCTGATCGTGGTCAGAAAACTCTTGATCTTCTTAATTCCCTTATTAAAGCTAATGAGAAATATATTCAAGCTTTCTATTATTGGTTCTGTACTGAAAGCGTTTATTCTTATCGTGATGTAAGATACAATGATGTTATCTTTGAAATTATTTCTCCTCTTGAGTATTATCGAATTGATAGTGGTAATCTTTTTGTTGAAGATGATGATTATGGGATGCGAGAGTTTGATATTAACATCAATGATATAATTGGTGAATATCAAGAAGTTCTTTCTAAAAGAGATATTGCTTACATTAAAGATATAATTCATAATCATGAAAGTACGGGTGAATATACAGTTACTCCTGTTATGCTTCGTTCTCGTGAGATTGCTTTTAATCCTACGATTGATGCGCAGAATGCTGCTCCGTACCACTCTTTGCCCTCTACCGGGGTCCTCAAAGCTCGTCATTGTGTTTTTAAGGTTCCTATGAAGCGTGGTGTTCTTACTTACACTAATGCTTATGGTGAGATTGAGCAAAAGATTGTTGATGAAGATTATGTCTTAGATACTACTCTTGGTGATATTGATATTGAATATACTTGGGTTCTTCAATGTTGGGAAGCTTATCGTTTTGGTGATAAAGATTGGGGTGTATATACTAAATCTCAACCTATCATTGTTCAACGTGAAGAAGTGAATAATCTTAATCATTGTAAATTACCTTATAATGGTTTAAGTCGTTTGATGCTTCTTAATAATCCTAAACCTATTCCTTATCGCTTATTACCTTATCTTGCTCTTTATCGTCTTTATACTTTAGTTGAGGAACGTACTATTAGTAAATTCCGATCATGGCTATTGATACCTGAAAGTTTCTTAGCTGATACTAAAGATATGACTATGGAAGAGCGTCTTGATGCAGCTAATCGAGATGGTACTCTTGTATTTGATGATAGTGAAATAGCTAAACAGCAAATATCACTTCAAGCTATTAAAGAGATTGCTAATACTACAATGATTAATTATCTTAATACTATTAATCAAATTAAGCAATCTATTAAGCAAGAAGCGTATGAACTTGCTAATATGAACGATCAACGTGCAGGCGATATTCAAGCTCGTGCCGGTAAAGCTGTCACTGAAATGGGACTTAATCAGGCTCTAATGGGATCTGTGTGGTCACTTAAAATCTTTGATTGCTTCCGCTCTCGTGATATGATGGCTAATCTTGATGCTGCTAAAATTGCTTGGATTGATGGCTATGAAGGTTCTTATGTAGATCCTAATACCAATGAGATTGTTCAAGTTCGTGTAAATGGTACTGACTTTGTTAATTCTAATTTAGGTATCTTTGTTGGTAACTCTGCTGAACTTAATGAACAAGTACGTAAGCTTGAGGAAATTGCTTTTGGTGCTGCTCAAAATGGAAATTACGATGTAGCTGCTGAGGCTGTTTGTAATCATAACGTTGCTTCTTTACGCAAATATATTAAAGAAGCTGCCGAAGCTCAACGTCAATTTGAACTTCAAAAAGAAGAGATTCAGAAGAAGTGGGATGCTGAGATTGAACAAACTCGTGCTGCTAATGCGGAAGCTCAACGCAAATTTGAAGCTGAACAAGCTCAACTTGATCGCGATTCTAAAGAAGCTATTGCTGCTGACACTAATCTTACTAATATTATTATTACTGATGCTAAACTTCAAGTAGATAAGAACGGTAATGATTACATTAGTGAAGATGAATCTAATGGTGGTACTCTTGATGATTATCTTAAAATGACTAAGTTAAACTTAGATATTGATAGAGTTAATCTGGAACGTGCCAAGTTTGAGGAACAAAAGCGCATGAATCGTATTAACGCCAATAAGCCACGAAAGTCTTAATGTAGGCTCTTATTTTTGTCGAATTGAACAACTATATTGACTGAAATTTGGGTTCGTCAGAGGTCTTCATTTAAGCCTTAAAATGGCATAAATTAATTGGAATTTCAGAGAGCCGTGTGATAGGCGGTACTAATGCTGTTTCTAATAATATTTCTAATGCCATTTTTAATACATATATTATTATTACATTTGCCACTGTTATAACTTAATTTATAAAAGATAAAACATTATGCCAAATCCTATTGTTCCCGGTGGTGTTACTGATAGTAATACTACTAAAACTGCGGAAGAGATAGCTGCTGAACAAGCTGCTAAAGCTGCTAAAGAAACAGAAGAAGCTGCTAAAGCAGAAGAAGAACGTAAGAAAGCAGAAGAGGAAGAAGCTAAACGTAAAGCTGAAGAAGAAGTTGCTAAAACTGCTACTCAAAAAACTGAAACTGAAACCGAAACTCCTACTAAGATTGTTCTTACTACTGATGACGGTGATGTTGAGTATGATCTTGATGCTGACGGTAATGCCGTTAAAGACGGAGAGATTATTTACACTAAAGCTCAGTTAGATGAGTTTGCTGCTGCTGAAACTCAAGAGGAAACTATAGATGTTTCTGCTATTTCTGCTATTTCAGGTTTAACTCCGGTAAATGCTGATGGTACGCCTAAGCAATATGAAATGACTGTTGAAGGTCTTGCTCAACGTGATGCTGATATTGCAGAACTTGCTAAACGTCAAGCTGAAAGTGAAGCTATCAACAATTTCTTCCGTACTAATCCGGATATTTATCAAGCTGCTCTTTACAAACAAACGTATGGTTCTCTTGAGGGTTTTGCTAATCATGTTGATTGGACTACAATGACTCTTGAAGATAAATCAGATGATCAGTTAGAAGCTGTTATTCGTTCTGCTGAAAAACGTAAAGGTACTTCTGATGCTCAAATCGAACGTATTATTCGTTTTTCTAAGGCTGATAAAGTATTAGCTGAAACTGCTAAAGAGAGTCTTGATTATCTTGCTAATGCTCAGAGACGTGAAATTGAAGCTGCAAATGCTAGGCAAGAAGCTGAATATCAAGCTGCTCAAGAGGCTCTTGATAAAGCCTACGGTATTACCTATGATGAGAATGGTAAAGCTAAAGTGCTTAACATTCCTGATTCTTTATACGATAAGATCGTTAATAAAGGTACTATCGGAGGTCTTGCAATTCCAACAGCAGGCGTTAAAAGAACTGTTAATGGTAAAGAGCAAATTCTTTCTCGTAAAGATATTGTCAAGTATTTAACAGCTCCTGTTGTTGAAGTTAATGGTGATTTCTATACGCAAGCTCAGAAAGATGTTTTTGATATGCTTGCTGATAATGAAACGTTCGCTATGGTAGCACTTCGTAACTTGTTAGGTGCTGATATTAGTCAGTTAGCTGCTGCATCTATACGACAAGAAGCTGTTCGTCGTTTGAACATTACTTCTAGTGGTAAACCTAAAGTTAAGGTATCCACTCAAGGTGGCGGTACTAAAGTTAATCCTAATAGACGTCCTATTGTTCCGGGTGGTATTATTGATTCAAATAAATAATTATCGTAACTATGCTTAGAGAAATTGGAAAAAAACAGTATTCCAAAGAGGTTTACTCTGATGCCGATATGCTATTGAACTTTAATGTTCTTGGTGCTGTCGATTTGAATAAGTCTCTTACTTATCTTTGGGGTAGGAACAGTAATCAATTCCCTCTTCTTTCTCTTACGGAAGGTCAAGGGAATATCTCTCGTAAGAAACCTATTAATGCTGGTGATACTCAGTATAAGTGGAAGATTATGGGGAAACCTACTGTCACTTCCCCGATTGTGCGTTTGATTACGCCTACTCAAACCCCTGGTAAAGGGTTTATGTCTTTCAAAGCGGAGTTTCAAGATAACTGGATTCCTTATCAGTATTCTGCTATTACTCCTGACGGAAAGCACATGGTTCGTATGCAGACCGATGGTGAGCAGACTGCTTCCGGTGGATATATCTATGAAATGATTATCCTTGGTGGTAATCCTGATGAGTTTATTGATCTCAGCAATTTTGAGAGAGGTAAATATTGGGGTATGGGTGCTCCTACGATTGCCGGTGAATTATCTACTGGTTCTCGTTCTACTGCTGAATCTTGGAGTGAAATGACTAATCAATTTGGTTTCCATAGATTCTCCAAAATTATTACCGGTAACATTGCTAATATTGTAACCGAGTTTGAACTTGATTATGATGATGGTTCTAAAGGTACTCTTTGGATGCCTTATGAAATGCGTCAGTTCGAGTTCATGCGTAGACGTTTGTTAGAAGAGGATTTGTGGTTCTCTGCTTACAACCGTGATATTAACGGTGTTATTCACAATCAAGAAAAACATTCAAATAAACCTATTCCTCGTGGTGCTGGTGTTCGTGATATTCTTATCGCATTCGGTAACTACTTCGAATACTCATTCATGACTATCGAGCTTATTGATATGATTCTTTCTCGTATCTTTGAAGTTCGTAACGATATTGATTTGAGTAACAAAAATATCGTTCTTTATACCGGTAAAGGTGGTTCTAAAATGTTCCAACAGTGTATTAAGAATGAAGCTATCGGAAATGGTTACTTTGATAAGTTAGGTTCTGAGGAGATTCAAAGCCGTGGTGGTATCCTTTCTTATGGTGCATACTTCAATCAATATAAGCACTATTCTGGAGCTACCGTTTCTGTTAAGGTTGTAGATTTGTTTGATACCGGTTCTCGTGCCGAAATGGATCGTAAGAATGGTCGTATGTATGGTGGCTTCCCTGTTACCTCTTATACGATGGTGTTCTTGGATCACTCTATTGATAACACGAGTGGTGAAGCAAATATTCAGTTGGTTTGTGAAGAGGGTCGTGAATATTTGTACGGTGTTTATCAAGGTATTACTCCGCTACCTAAAGAGTGGGGTGCTTATAGTAAGATGTTATCTACTAGAGAGGATATTGCTACTTATGAGGTTATGTCTTCACAAGGTATCAATATGCTTAATGGTACTACTTCTTTTTGGGCTGAAATGATTTTTGAATAAGCGTACATTACGATTATTGTAAAGTATAAACTTACTAAAGTATAAACTATATGATATACTCACGCAAAATAACCTTAGCTTTAAAGCTGAATCCGACTATGTTTCAAGTCGTGAATCAGAAAAGTATTGGTGCTTTCAATACTATTTTCGGTCCGAGCATTAAAGCGGTTCTTACTCTATCTAGTAAAACTGCTGAAATGGCTTCTATACTTCCTACGATCATTGGAGCTTCTGCTGATAGCCGTAACGTAAACTTTCAAGATCTCGTTTTGAAGCATCTTAAAAACTCAACTGTTGAAGTTCCCGCTCAAGGTTATGAGCTTGAAACTGGTTGGGAGTTTTCTCTTAACGATCCTGTTAAACGTGATGCTATTCTTGATTGGGCTAAAAAGAACAGTATTAATACTGAGGTTGCTCCGAATAAATTAGAGAAAGCTATCTTTGATGCTATGCTCTTTGGTGAAGGTACTGCGGTTCATGAAGAGAATCTGTATATGTACATGACTCCTATTAAGCCGCAAGATTATATTCTTTGGCGTCTTGCTCTGCTTACTTCTACTGTTGCTAATAAACCGGAGGATGTTGAGAAATCTACTAACATTCGGTTTTACTTACATAGCATCGAAGATGTTAAGCGTATGAAAGATGCTAAGACTAAAGCTGTTGTTAATACTGCTACTAAGTTGGCTCAGTTGTTCACAGGTGATGAGTCTTCTTATAAACGTATTAGAAATATGCTTATCTGTAATGCTCCTGCTGATACTCTACAGATTATCAAAATGGAACATGGAGATTTGCAGACAGCTGTGGCTGAACTTTCTCAAACGAATGCAGATGCGTTTATTTCTTTGTTTGATAACAAGAATGTAGAAGCAATGGCACAAGTCTATAAGTTACTTGCCGCTCAAGTCATTACGAAAGACGGTGATAATTACTTTGACACTGTGCGTCCGGAAGTAGTTCTTGGTTCTTCTATTGAGGGTGTTATGGCTTTCTTAGCTGCTCCCGAAAATGTTGAATATAAAGCACAACTTTTCACTGCTTATAAGGCTTCGGTTATAAACTAACAAAATAGTGTCAGTATGTATAGTAGTTGTAAAGAAGCACATATTGCTGTAAACGATAAGATTCAGCAGATTAATGCTAATAGGCAAGAATCTATTCGTCCGCAGTATATTGATATTGCTCTTAATGAAGCTATTGACGTACTGCTTACGCAAAAGATTAAAGCCTTTGAAGAGACTGGTCGTTATTACGATGATTTGCAGGTGCTAAAGACTACATATAGAAGTCCTCTTTACCTTCTCGCAAATGAGGGTAATAGAGGCTTCGCTTTTTTACCTGCGGATTACCTACATGGTGTCTCTTATGATGCAAGTGTTATATATGATAAGTTTAAACGTTATCGAGCAACTAAATCTGTTACTACTAGGATTTACGTTGTTAATATCAGTGAACTATTTAAAACTATTCCCGGTTATATAGAAGATTTCGTTATTCAAATTGGTAATGATACCGTTACGTTTCATTATCCTGCTAAGATCTATCGTAAAGAGGGTCTATTTGAATATATCAACTATATGCTCTCCATATTGCTGCGAAAAGGTTATAATGTGACCTATGAACGCTACAATAACGAGTATTACCCCGAATCACTAGTGTTTTACTTCGATACGCCACAGCTAATTGTAGTTGGAGATAAATATACTATTAAGTTAGTACAATTTGACTACAAGCGTTATTCGGGCTTATACGAGGTTATCACTTCTGACGGAGTGATTACAAAGGTGCGAGAGAGCAAACCTGCGGGTATGGATTTGGTTTCTGATGTTCAGCGTAGGGATATGCTTCAAACGTATCACAATCGTCTTAATAGACATATTCATCCTATATGTACAATAGAAAGCAATAGGATTTTAGTAGATATGGATGATACGTTTGTGATTACTGATGTTGCTATCATATATCTTAGACAACCTACTAGGTTTGATATTGTAACTGATACTGCTACTGAACTTCCGTTTAAAACCGAGATTATTAACCTTGCTACACAAAAGCTTCTTGGTAAACTTAAAGATGAAGGTTATCAAATTGCTATAAATGAAAGTAATTCTTTAAAATAAAACGTTACTATGAGAATTGTAAGTTACGGAAAAACATTTGTCGATAATGTTACTGTTGATACTAAGTTATCTAACGGTCAACTCGGCATTTGTACTGCTTATGGTACTGCTTTGCCTACTACTGGTAGACCTGAGCCGTTTGTAATTATGTCTGCAATTCCTACTAAGGACGGTGGATTTATGAATCAACGTGGAGTGGATATTAATCCTTTTAACTTCACTTATAACGTTCGTAAATATACGGAAACAGATCAGAAAGAAACTATTATTCTTAAAGGTCTTACGAATCCGGCACTTAAGCCTGCTGAAGGTATTGTATATAATGCAGATGCTGAGTTCTGTGGTGCTATTGAAATTTGTTCTTCTGAGGAGTATCGCCATGGTCTGACGGTTAATCCTAATCCTCAGATTGTTCAAATACCTGTTCGGATTCATGCTACTGATACCGTTGATCGATTGGTAGAGAAGATTAAGAAGAACCTTAGTCTTACTGCTTATAACAAAGAGTTATTTGATATTACTATCGAGAAAGCTGATAGTGCTGTTCAGATAACCGTTGTTGCTAAAAAGCCTACTAAATTGACGATGAACGTATTCGGTATTCTTGCCGATCAAAAAGCCAATGGTACTATTACCGTTAAACATACGAAGTTATCCGGTTTCTTGGCTGATGTTGCTCTTAGTGATGAAGACCTTCGTTATTCTCTGATTAACATGGGTTGGAATCCTCATGATGAGTGGCAGAAAGCTTGGGGTATTGGTGACCCGAAAGTTGGCTTTAGTAAAGTCGCTTATCTTGTTATTTCTACGGCTGAGTTTAATCAATTCCCTGAGATTGCCGCTGATAACAATAGTCCTCGCAAATTCCAAATTATTGTTGGTACGGAAGCTGTGATCGATGCTGTTGTAAATAAACTTGAAGCTATTAAGACTTTAGCTAAAGGTTCCGGTGATAATGCCATTTCTCTGAATACTGCAACTGACTAAAGTTGCTTGGAAAACTACGCAGTGCTTAACGGTTCTGCGTAGTTATATTTGTTTAAACTTAATGCTATGGAATGTAATATTAAAATTGTCAAGTTAAAACAAGTTCTTCCTCTTGGTACATTTCCTAAGCGTGAGCATAACGTTCGATTCTTCTATCATCGTACTGATGGTTGCTACTATATGTATGATGAAAAAGGCTGCGAAATTAATCTAACTACTGATGGTAATATTATTGCTATTGATAGAGAGTTGATTGTTGGTAGTGAGTCTTTGACTGATGACACTCTTGTTTGCATTGGTCTTAAAGCTAATTATGTGCATCCTAGTCGTGGTGTTAGAAATAATACTTGTGGTTGTCAAGATACATATATTCGTGCTTGGACTTACATCAAAGATCTTCAATATTTTATGCAGTCTGGTCATATCGAACGTGATTACTATAGAGTTACTTTAGTTCCTTCTCCTGAAGAAGGTGGTATTGTTGGATGTAGTGGTTCTGCTATTGTTCCTGATGAAAATTCAGATGGCTTCCGTTTCCAATTTGAAGCTGGTAGTCGTGTTGAACTTTATGCTAAACCTGTTCAAGGTTATCACTTTAAAGGTTGGAAAGAGTTTCATACTAATGAGATTATGTCTATCAGTCCTAATTGGTCTTTTACTATTAAGAAAGATATGGATTTGATAGGTGTATTTGAAAAGGATGAAGCTCCTATTGAACAATTCTATATTAATGTCAATGCTGATCCGGCTAATGCAGGATATGTAGTTGGTGCCGGAACATTCCCAAAAGGTACAAGGCATTCTATAACAGCTGCGGCAATTCAAGGGTATCATTTTACTCATTGGACTGATAGTTTAAATCGTATTGTTTCTACTAATCTTCAATATGATCTTGTTGTTGAGAAAGATGAAACTTATACTGCACACTTCGAGCTTGATGCTCCTGTTATTGAGGAGTACAATGTAACTATTATAACCAATCCTGCTGATAAAGGTTCAGTTAGCGGTGGTGGTACTTATAAATCCGGTCAAACTGCAATAATTGTTCCAAGTCCTGTTGAGGGTTGGGCTGTTGATACAGTTACTGCTTCTGGTGGTAATCTTGTAGATAATGGTAATGGTACATATAGCATCGTTGTTACGCGAGATCTTACGATTACGGTAAACTTTAAAGAAGCTATTCGTTATTTCACATTTAGTATCGTGGCTGATGCGAATGGTTTAGTTCGATATAAAGATATTAATGATGCTTGGTCTCAATGGGCAGAAAAACACGAAGTCACTGCTCCGGAAAAGACTATTGTCACTATCGCTGGTAAAGCTAACGGCGGTTATAAATTTGAAAAGTGGGTAACTCCTACTGGTGCTAATCTTCCTAATAATGAAAACAATATCATTGTTGAAGAAGGTCTGCATCGCAAAGTTTATACTGCTTATTTTAAGGAAACTTACATTCCACCTGAAACTCATATTGTTAATATCACTGCTGGTTCTAATGGTAAATGTAAATATAAGATTGGCTCTGGTGAATATTCAGAAGCTGCATCTTCGCATTCTAACATTAGTGTTACTGACGGTGAGACAATTGAGGTATTAGGTGTTCCTGATAGCGGTTATTCTTTTGAACAATGGAATATTGGTGGAACTATTTCTAACTCTAATCCTTATTCAAAGGTTATTACTGAGAATGTAGATTTCTCTTGTACGTTCGTAGAGATTCCACCGGAAGAAGTTACTATTACGGTAGGTTCTGATGGAACTAATGAAACTCGTTATCGTATAGGTGATGGTTCTTGGTCTAGTTGGTCTACTTCTGAACACACGTTTAAAACTGTTGTAGGTTCGATTTATTCAGTTGAAGCTCGTGCGATTGGCAATTACAAATTCAGAGAGTGGAATACAAGTGGTGCAAAGGTTTCAGATAATCCTGCAACATTCACTGCTAAAACCGGAACGAATGCAACGCATATTGCTACGTTCGACCAAGTGATCATGCGAACGCTAACTCTTACTGCTGGAACGGGTGGTAAATGTCGTGCAAAGATCAATGGGCGTTGGAGCGACTATTATAGTGGCACAAAGACTTACTCTAATATTGTTGACGGAACTACCGTTTCTGTAGAAGCATTAGCAGATAGCGGCTATCATTTTAAGGAATGGACTGATTCAGGTGCGCCCTCGACTACTTCACGTGATATTGTCATGAATGACTCTAAATCTATTGAAGCTCGTTTTGAGGTTAATGCTCCTGATAAATTCCAAGTCACCTATGAAGCTATTCCTAACGGAAGTGCTACAATGGAAGGTGCTGGTACTTATGATGATGGCAATACTTGTACGATTAAAGTTAATGTAAGTCCGGGTTATACTTTGAATAAAGTGCTTGTTGATGGTGTTAAAATCACTCTTAACAGTAATAATCAGTATAACTTTGTGATTGAGAAAAACATTAAGGTTACTATTGAATGTGATCTTATTCCTGAACCCACACATTATACACTTACAGTTAAAACCGAAGATGAAGGTGTAGCTCAAGGTAGTGTTGGTATCAATAAAGAATCTAATTTGGGAGTTGAAACTGCTGAATTTGAGGATGGTACTGTTGCTACTATTCATGCTACAGCTGCTGAGGGTTATAGCTTTGGCGGTTGGTGGAAAGATGGAGTTAAGGTTTCTGACGATGTAACTCTAAGTGTTACTATTGACGCGGATAAGACTTACATTGCTAAGTTTACTCAAGATCCATATCTCGAATTAGATAAGACTTCTCTTACTTTCGAAGCTGCTGGTGGAACTCAAACTGTTAATGTTACTTCTAACGTCGAATGGACGATTTCATAATTAGGGGGGGGGTACTAAGATGGCTATTGCTTCTTGGCTTACCCCTGCCGCTAAGAGTGGTACGGGTAATAAAACGGTTGGTTTAACTGCGAGTAAGAATACCGGTGCAAGCAGAACAACTATTGTTACTGTTTCAGTCAGCGGTATTACGAAAACTATTAATTGTACTCAAACGGAAGCTGATAAGTTTACTATTAAGATTTCGGCTTTAACTACTAATAGTTCAGGAACTACTATTACAAATGTTGGTGATTGTTCTATTGGTTCATCCGCTATAGGTGGAGTTAAAGAAGGAACTTATTATCGTGATACACAAGTCACATTGACTGCTAAAGCCGCTCCTACTGGGTATGATTTTGTTGGTTGGTATGAAGGCTCTAATCTTGTTTCTACAAGTCTTTCTTTCGCTGTTATTTTAACTGCTAATAGAACTCTTGTTGCTAAATATAAGATTAAGAGCTATACTGTTAATGCAACTTCTGAGGATACAAACAAAGGTACTGTAAGTCCTGCTGGTCAAACTGTAGAACACGGTGCTAATGCTATTGTACTTGCAACTCCTAAGCCTGCTTATAATTTTGCTGGTTGGTACAATGGAACAACTAAAGTATCTAGCAATGCTTCATATACATTTGCTGTTACTGCCAATATCAGCTTAACTGCTAAGTTTACAATTAAGACTTTCACAACTACTACTGCTAATTCAACTGGTGGTACAGCAAGCGTTAATAAGTCTAGTGTAGAATACGATGGTTCTGCTATTTGGACAGCTACTCCAAGTACTGGCTATAATTTTAGTAAGTGGTCTAATGGTTCTACTATTAATCCTATGACAGTTTCTAGGATTACTGCCAATACTCATATTACTCCGGTATTTGTTCTTAAGTCATATACTGTAACTTGGAATCCTAATGGTGGAACTGTAGATCCTACGTCAACTACTAAGACTCATGGTTCTACTTTAGGCACATTACCTACTCCGACAAGAGCTGCTGATGCTCAATACACTTATACATTTAAGGGTTGGTTTACAGCTGCAACGGGTGGTACTCAAATATCTGCATCTACTACGGTAACAGGAAACGTTACTTATTATGCTCAGTGGACTGCTAATATTAGAAGTTACACTGCAACATTCAATGGTAACGGTGGTGGTACTCCTAGTCCATCAACTATTACTAAAACGTATGGTTCAGAATTAGGTACTCTTCCGACTTGTTCTAGGACAGGTTATACATTCCTTGGTTGGTACACAGCATCTAGTGGTGGTACGAAAATTTCATCTACTACTAAGATAACTGGTACTGTTACCTATTATGCTCAATGGTCTATTAATAGTTATACTTTAACTTACAATGTTAATGGTGGTAATGCAGTAAGTCCTGCTTCTAAGAGCGTTCAATATGGAAGTGCTTATGGTACTTTGCCGACGCCTACGAAGTCTTCTACTGCTGAATTCACTTACACATTTGCAGGTTGGTTCACTGCTGCTAGTGGTGGAACACAAGTTACTGCTAATACGACAATGGGCGCAGGTAATACTACAATATATGCACATTGGGCTGCAACTAGACGGAGTTATACAATAGGTTATCAAACAACATACGGATCTTTGAATAGGACTAGTCAATCTGTTGCTTATGGGTCGAAAGGCTCTTGTACTCTGACTATGCCTTCAAATGATGCTCAGTACACTTATACTTTCCAAGGTTGGTATACTGCTGCTAACGGTGGTGGAACTAAAGTTGGTTCTTCATTAACTTTAGAAACACCGAGTGTAACAGGTGCTGCTACTTATTATTCTTATGTGACCAGAGCTGTTAATAGGTACACCTTTACATTTAACGCTAATGGTGGTAGTACTCCTTCTTCTTCATCTATAACTAAGAATTATAATGAAGCTATTGGAACGTTACCTACTTGTTCAAGAGCTGCGGATAATACTTATACGTATACATTCGCAGGTTGGTTCGATACTTCTGCTACTAGTGGTGGTACTCAATTAACTACGACAACTAAGGTTACTTCTAATAAGACTTGGTACGCTAGATGGACTGCAACTTATAAGAATTATACAGTTACTTGGAATGGTAATGGTGGTACTCCTAGCAAGTCTAGTAGTTCATTTCATTACAATGACGCTTTAGGAACTCTTCCTACTGCTACAAGAACTGGATATACTTTTAAGGGATGGTCTACGTCAGCTGGTGGTTCTGTTAATGTAAGCACAACTACCAAAGTTACTGGTAATGTTACTTACTATGCTGTATGGCAAATTAACAGTTATACACTGACTGTAACTGCGGGTACAGGTGGTACTGTTAGTGGAGGTGGTACTTACAATTATGGTGCAACTGCTACATTAAAAGCTACGGCTTCTTCCGGTTATCACTTTGTTAAATGGAGTGATGGTAATACGAATGCTAGCAGAACTGTTACTGTTACTGGAAATGCTACTTACACTGCTATATTTGAGCAAGATCCTTATTTGAATCTTGATAAAACTAGTCTAACGTTTGAAGCTGCTGGTGGTACACAAACTGTCAAAGTAACTTCTAATGTTAATTGGACTGTTTCTTAAACTTTTAAATGTTCCGCTACGTTTTGCAGACCCCAGTAGGGGAATAGCTTGTGGGGCGTGCGGAACTTCAAACTTTTTTACGAATAATTAAATTTTTATCATTATGATTGGAGATTCTGCTTTGAATGAAAGAGCAACTGCTGTTGAAATTGGGGGTTTAGTTGATGGAGTTGGTGCACCTGTTATGCGTGCCGGATATGCTTTGAAAGCTAAACCGAGTTGGATCACTTTAAGTGCTGTTGAGGGAACTGGTAACTCTCAAGTAGATGTTACTGCTCCGGTTTATAAAGGTCGTAATGGACGTTCTGGTTTGATTACCGTTGCTGTTGAAGATTTGACTGAAGACGTTACTTTGCAGCAGGAAGGTTCTACGATTTGGGATGTTACTACTCAATCGTTGGCTTTCGTTAAAACCGGTGAAGCTAAGAAGTTCATTGGTAATTCCAATTTAGCTTCTATCACGTTTGCTGTTGATTCTAACGCTTCTTCTTGGTTGACTGCCGGTAAATTGGTCGTAAATGAGAAAGAATATAATTCTGGTGCTGAGATTGAAGGTGATCCGGGAGCAGATGATGTTTACGCTTTTGAAATTACGTTTACTGCTGCTGCTAACCCGACGGTTAACACTCGTACCGGTAATATTACCGTAAATGGTCAGAAATACTCTGTAACGCAAGCTGCCGGTGATGCTACTTTGACTGTATCTCCGACTGCATTGACTTTCGCTGCTGCGGGAGAAACTAAACAGATAACGATTACTACGAATACCGCTTGGACTATTTCGTAAGTCGTCTGTTGATTTGATTATGGGTCTGATAGGTGCTAAGGTACCTATTAGACCTTTTGTCGTATAAACAAATATTTAAGATATGTCAAAACCTAATTAGGTAAATACCTCACCTAATTCGGGTAATGGTAACGGGTCTATTCAAGTCACTGCTCAAGCTAATGAGGGTGATGCTAGACAAGGTTCTGTTGCTGTTGCAGGTGGAGGTTTATCTAAAACTATTGCGGTTAATCAAGACGCAAAATTACTTGTTATAGGTGACTTTGGTCGAAATAGTACTGAATATGATCTATGGACAACTATACAAGTTAATGCTATAGGAATTAAAGGTATCGCATATTGTACAATGTCTGATTCGTCTGTTATTGAGAAAGAACTCAATAATACAGTTAATGTTACTGAATCTGAATATTGTAGGTTTGTATCGCTTGAAGGTAGACGTGTTAATGATGCTAGTAAAGTAGTTATATTTAATATGCAAACTACCTTAGATTTTATCGGTCATGCTGACACTTTATGCGAATTGTTTACTAATATTGATTTTAATTCTACTAAAAAGAATACTCAACTAGATGTTACTCCGTTTTATGAGACCTTAGTTTATGAGATTAATGATCGTCTTATGACTATGTATCCGGATAACCATATGTTTATTAATTTCAATATTGTTGATTTCGATGAAGCTACTAAGGAACACATTAGAAGTATAGTTACTTGTGATCGTTTCGTTGTTGCTTTCTAATTTATTACAAATTTAAATATTTGAGTTATGACAAAACCTGATTGGATTACAGTTACTCCAGCAAGCGGTTCAAATAACGGAAGTTTTGATATTATAGCGGCTAAAAATACTGGAGCTGCTAGAAATGGTATAATAACTGTAGCAGGGGGGGGTAAGTAAAACTTGTGATATTGTTCAAAAAAGTGGTAAAGCTATTTTCGCTATAAGCAATATTAGTATTGCATCTGAAGCTGTATTATCTGATGTAAATCCTAAATACGGTGAACCTATTGATCGTGATGTTGAAGTTCATTTAATGGTTGGTTCACCCGGTCTTATAGATATGCAAATAACTTTTGAAGGTATTTATAGAATAATGTCAGCTGAGGGTGATAATAAGAATATGTCTACTAATATACAAGGTTTTAATGTTATAGTAGAAATTGATGATATTTGGATATATGGTGGTGGTGCTCATATAACTGTTACAGGTTATGATAAAGCTAATACACCTTTTGAATGTTATATATCACTTATGGCACAAATGATGTAGTTATGGAAGAAACAATTGTTTTTAATCTCTTTAATTCTATAAGCTTTGCTTTTATCGCTATTGTGCTTTTAGCTACTTATGGTATTAACGAGATTGCTACTAAGATTGCTAAGAAGAAACTACCGAGATACTTCAAGTCTCTTGTTAGCTTAATCGTAGGTATTGCAATTATGGGGCTTTACTTATACAAATTAGATGCTTCACTGGAAACGGTGCTGCTATCTTTTCTGATATGTACCTTTGGGTATGATTTAATTATCAAACCTATACTCAAAGCTATAAAACGGCATTTTGCTGATTCTAAAAGCGTATGATCGCGGACTAAAGGAGTGCTACTGCTAAATTGCGTAGTACTCCCTTTTGTCATATCAAGGAAAATCATTGCTCGCTTAAATCATCGACTAAACGTTCTATTAATGATTTAAATTCCTTTAGGTATGACACCTGTGACTTATACTAATTTGAATAAGCTCTTATTAATTAGAGATATTCAAGAGATTGCTAAAACTTATATCAATGATGATAGAAGTTATCGTTGGATTTGGAAGAACAAAATTGCTGACGTATATCATATTGGTTATGTAACTTTTATGAATCACATTAGTGTTCCCTCTATTAATGCAAAGATTGACGAAGCTATCGCTAAGAAGAAACGTTGAATATAATGTTCAACTATTGAGTATTAATGTTCATGTTATAAATCATTTCATTGTTATCGATACTAATAGTAATATATTTGTTGTGCATCTCAATGTCGAGATGCATTAAAACAAATTAATACTATGAATACTGAAAACGAAACTGGTGTTAAAGTTCCGAAAGGACAAATTAACTACAACACTGTTGCAGGTTCTTTAGGTCTTGCTGCTTTTGCAGGACTTGGATTGAGAAATTGGTTAGGTAACGGTAATGGTTCGGTTGCTGCCGGAGCTACTGCTGTTGCTGAAACTCAATTAGTTTCTGGTCTTATGGCTGAACTTGCTAAAGAGAAGTCTGAACGTTATGCCGATAATGTAGGTATAAATACGTTTAAAGAAGCTTTAGCTTTAATCAAAGAAGAACGTGAAACTCGTCAAGCTAACGACAAGATTACATTTGAAACTCTTGCTCGTTTGGATAAGGAATCTGCACTTAACAAACAGGATATTGAAAACTTCAAGAAAGAAGTCGCTCGTGAGTTCAGTGATGTTCGTCACGATTTCAAAGCTGCTATTGCTCTTGAAGCTGAACGTAGAGAATCTGCTGATGAACGAATTGTTGATTATGCAAATTGCAATTTCGTTAAATACATCAAAAAGATCAATGCTGCTGAGATTTGTCCGATTGTTGAGTTAGCGGCTCGTGCTGCTGGTCCTGCTGTTCCGGATCCTAATGCTTCTACTTCAACTCCACAAGCTTAATCTTGAAGTAGTATGACTAACGCAGAACTTGTTGCAGTAGCTGTTGGTAAATGGCTAACACCAATCGTTAAAACTATTGGAGGTGGGATTAAGATTCCTGTTACTTCTGGTATCGGAAAGTTTATGAGTAATGTTTTTGGTTTAGACCTTTCTACTTATAATCTTCTGAATGAATTAGATTTTATTATAGAGCCTACACTTGATTATATTATTAAGCCTCAGTTGGCTAAGTTATCTAAGTTCATACCTGATGAGCAGATTCCTAAAGTAGTTAATAGCTATCTTGATGCAGCTATTTCTAAAGCTACTGCTAAAGGTTCTGTGAATCTATTTGGTTTTGAGTTCGAAGCTACTGCTTTTCAAAATCTTAAACGTGAAATTGATAACTCTCTTAAAAATAATGTAAGTCATGATGAAAGACCCGCATGAGCATAGTGATATGCCACACGAAAGTGAAGATGTAAGAAAGAGGGATTGTCGAAAGTATAAAGAACTCTACGGAAAACATTTTACTAAAGACCTATGTGAATGGGTTGTTGAACGTATGGAAAATCGTAATGGTACTACTCACCATTATAGTCTTGATGAAGTCAAATCTATTTGGCACAAATACAAGATGAATGATCTCCATAATGCTAACTGGTATGATGTTATGTATGTAATGAATATGGCTTACGCAGATTTCTATGGTCGTTTGTTTACCGAACATCATGAATGTGCTATGTATGCTTATCTTTACATTAGTGATCCTGACGGTTACGAAGGTATTGCTTTCCAAAGATGGTTAGCTGATATTAAAGCTCAAGACGATGAAGTGCCTTGGCAGAGATTCATCTAATTAGTTTTGGTCGCAGGTGTTATTTATATCAAGGCAATTTTAATTATTCCTAATCCGACTACTGGTTCCGCTGGTAGTCGGATTTTTTTGTTTATAGCAACTTATTCAAACACGCAAGTATGAATTATAAAACACGTTGTGTAATGAGTGGTATTTTTATTGCTATATTGAACTTGATTGGTGTTATTGTTTCATCTATTGGTGTTGTCTTCGTAAAAGAATGGATTGCTAAGAAGAGACGTAAGGTTGTTACTAATCTTCTTACATCTAAAGCAGAATGTTGGATGCAACTCGATAAAATAGCCTCAAACATTAGAGAATCTCTTAATGCTAAAGGTGTTTACATTGCATACTTTCATAATGGTGGTAAGTTCTGTAATGGTATTAATATGGATAAGTTTACTGTTATCGCAGAAGATTACGATATTAGTATTACAGATCCTTATAAGAATCGTTATAAGAATGTTCTTACTTCTATTATGCCTTATACTATTCTACGCTTATACAGAGATAGTAAGTACATTTTCCGTATGAGTGCTTTGACAAGGTATCATTCTAATATGTATGTTGGGGATCTTCGTTCACGTGGATGTAATACTGCTATTAGCATTCTTATTCGTGACTTGAAAACTGATATGCCTATTGGCTTTCTTAGTGCTGAGTTCGAGCTTGACTTTGAACCTGACGCTGAAATGATGCAAACATTCTGGAAAAATCACAATCGTATTTCTCGCAATATGACTATGGTTATAGATGCGACAGAAGATACCATTAAAAACTAAAATACCATGACTGTTATTTACGCAAGAACTAGTCTGCCATCAAGGTGTGGTAGAGGTTTCAAAAATCAAAAGAACGTTATTAGAGTTACTAACCGGTATACTAATGCTGGTCCGTGGCACGGGGTTGTTCCAGTTAAGAATCGTCCTATTATGATCATAGGTGGTTCTGATACTCCTGAACTTGAATTGTCCACTAATCTTCTTAAATTTATCCCTAGAGGTGAAACTAAGGAGCTTGGTATTACTACTAACAAATCTTGGCGAATTGTTTAATGTATTATTATGGCAACACTTAATCAATTAGGAAGTAAGATTTCTAATATATTAGGTAAGCCCGGTGATCATAGCATTCAAGAGAGAGCTAAAGATGCTTGTAAGGCACTCTTTGCTACTTTTATTCGTCAGAGTATTGAGCGCAATGGTGTAGATGAGGTGCTTAAAGTTAGCTTTAATGTTCCTCTTATCTGCGTTCCGCTTACCGATATAGAAAATACATATGCGGGAATTGGTGCTAAAGATATGGTTCTTACTACTGAGCATCGAGTTCCTACACCTTTACGTATGCCTAATGATGCACCTTTTCTTCATGTTTATACTCAACATGATGATGGGAGTCTTATTACATATAAGTACGCTAATAATAGCGTAGTTCCGCTCCTTACCACAGTCTATTCCCCTACTGGGGTTTGGGGAGTGTATCAAATCGTTAATGGTAAACTTAAAATTATTATCAAAAATACTCTCAAAAACTTTGAGATTGATGCTAAAAATTATAAGTTTGTAACAATCGTGTATGTAGCTGAAAATCCTGCTGAGGTTATCACTATGTATATGGAAGATGATGGTCAAGATATTGAACTTCCTCTTCCAGCTGATATGATAGAACGTATAACTTATGAGGTTCTTAGAACTGAATTCGGTATTAAGCCTACAGAACACGAAGTTAAGATTATTAGTGATGCAACTTATGCTCCTAATGATCCTAATGGTACTCAACGTTTAATCCATAATAAAGTAGAATAAACTATATGGAATCCATGCACTATTACCACGACTATCTCGAACAATGTTATAATACTATCGAGAAATTAAGTACTGATCTTCATAATATTTATGTTAGACGTAATAATCTAGCTAATATCTGTTATGCTAATCTGAATCTTCTTGAATCGAATGGAATAACTAAAGAGATTATTGATGATCTTATTTTAGGTAAACGAGTTAAAGGTGTTAAGCTCTTACGTAAACTTAATTGGAGTAACGAAGCTAAAGCGGTATCTCTTCGTATTACGTTCAATCGTTTTGTTTATCTATCTACAATTCGTATTCCTAAACTTCTTGCTATTATTAGATATTATGATTGGATGTGTCGTATTCCTTATCCGATATTTAATCAAATACAAAGAGGTCTTAATAAGTCTCTAATTGAGAATCTTATTCGTGGTGATAGTGTTTCTTTAGGTACTTACATTGGTAAGTTTCAAGTTCAACGTGCTGTTGCTAGAGAATCTGTTGATTGGGCTGCTTCGTTTCGTCTTAGAGATGAGATGATTGCTGCTGGTATCGAAGTTAAGAGTTTTCTTAATCCTTATGGTAAGAATTGGCACGTTAAATCTGATAATCCGTATTATTGGTTCTGTAAATGGATACGTCATAATATGGGTGTTGATGTTGTACCTAATCAAATATTCTATAAATTTAAACCTAATCATTGTCATGTAAACATTATGACTAGTGATAAGGTGCTTAGGCATAAATCTATAGAAGAAGTTATTAAAGCGGATAATCTTGCATTTGATGCTAAACTCAAATACATGATTGAACATGATAAAACTATTATGGATAGGTATCCGCCTACTAAAAGCAAAAGAGAACGTATTAAAAACAATGAAGTAGATGAATACATTAGACCAAAACTTGATTAGTTCTAGTGTTGTTATTCATAGGATTATAGAAGATTATGATGTTCATTCTATGGACTTTATGACTCGTATTCCTACTTGGATATGTGAAGCTCTTGCTGATTTAAATATTCAACAACATCTTATTAATGTTGGTAAAGTTATCGACTTTGATGAGTATCGTTGTGAGATTCCAGATGGTTGTGAGAATATACGTCTTGTTACAATTAATGGTAAACGTGCGGATTTTACTACTAATCCTGCTCCATTTGAGCATGATGACGGAAATTATATACCGCTCGCCGTTTCATTCCCGATAGGAGTAAACCTTACAGAGAATGTCGTTTTTGACTTCATACGGACGATCTCCGGCAGTTTATATACGTATTCGATTAATGGGTCGTATTTGCATTTAAATGTCAGAAAAGGCACGCTAGGCGTCTTATTTCACGGGTTGCCAATGACACTTGACGAGATTTTTAAAATAAATGTTCCTCTTATACCTAATAATGATGTTCTTATTGATGCTCTAAAGAACTTTGTTATGATGCGTATTCTTCAACGTAATTACAGGCATCCAGTTTTAAATCTTAGAGATAGTAATCCTTATACTAATCCTGCACTTGCTTACGATAATGCTAAAATTAAAGTTCGCAATGCTTGTAATAGGCTTACTAAAGATAAACGTGATGATTGTAGTAGATCGTTATTAAACTTCTTAAATATGAAAAATCATTATGTGAACGGCTATGAAAGTAAACGCAGGTCTTTACCCTAACGCGAATCCGTCATTAGTCAATAGTGATACTAAGTCTTATGCACTTAATGTTCTATATAACGAGGATGGTGAGACTCTTATCAATGAAAATGGATTTGAGAAACATCATGATTATTCTGATTACGGTCAGTGTATTGGCACCATTCCGATTCCCGTTGGAGTGGTGCTTTTTTTTGTTAATAGAAACGGTGCTAATCCTAGTATACCTGACGGAGATTACATTATATGGCATAGTGATGAAACTATTGAAGGTGATATAAAGTATTCAGATGTTATTTATAAAGCTCCTCTGGTTGGCGATAGTACAGTTTTAAACTTTAGTGAAGATCGTCCTATTACTGGTGCTTATTCTTATAACAAAAATAATCATCTGATTATTACTTTTACAGAAGGTAATTCGACTGCCGCTAATGAAACTCGTTTGATGAATCTTAATACCTTTTGTGATGACTATAATCTTGCAAAAGACTATTCTGATGATACTACGACTATTTACAGCTTAGGTACTGATTTAACTAAAGAGAAACTATTGAATCTTATACCTGATGTTGAATATCCTACATTAATAGTTAAGTCTATTGATGGTGGTGGTTTACTTGCAGGCTCATATCAATTTGCTGTTGCATATAAACTTAAAACCGGAGATTATACTGATTATTCTCTGTTATCTCCTACATACTTCGTTGCACCTAAATACAATGAAAGTATTAAAGCTGGTCATCTCACTTCTCGTAAGTTTCAAATTGATATTACTAATATAGATTCTCAGTTTGATGAATGTAAACTTGGTATTATCTATAAAGGCGAAGATGAAGAGAAAGCTTACGAGTATGAAAATATTGATATTAAAGGTAAAAATAGTACAACTGTTTATATTAGTGGTATCAATAGTTTAAATACGGTTACTCTTAATGATATTGTAATTGGTAATATTTCATACATCAAAGATCAAGCTCATACTAATTTTAATTCACAGCTTATTCGTGCTAATGTTAGTATGAATGATATTACTGGTCTTGACAAGCATATTAAAGATAAAAATCTATGTACTGCTAATGGTCTTAATGGTACTGGTAATATTAAAATTAAAGAAAAATTATTCAAATCTATTGGTGATAAAGGTGACTTTGAAAAGAAAGATCTTTCTAATGATACTTG